ATCAGTGCTAAGACCCCCATCACTCTCCCCCCTAGTCACCCCAAGTGCCCTCCCCCTTTTCGGGGGAGTCTCCCCCCTCTCCCTCTTTTTTCCAGTTGCACAAACCTCTCTTCATGCTATCTCTCCCAGAGTTATGGAAACACTCATTAAGACCCGTAAGCCTCGTACTCGCAAAGAAACTAATCCCCAGATTAGTGCATTAAAGAAATCCGTTAGTGCAGCCCTTAAGGCAGCCTGGATGGTTGAGTCTGTAAAGACTCGGCAAGAGAAGGCTGTGCGCAGGAGCAGGGTTACGCTGGAGGCTAAGGTCGAAGAGCAGCGTGAGGCGCTCAAGGCTATCAAGGCCAGTGTAGACGCCTTTCTAGTGGCACTCACCCCAGAGGCCGGCATCACCCCAGAGGCTACCCCCGTCATCCCCCAAGAGCTTCAGGCTATTCTGGACGACCCGGCCACCGTAGTCTTGGACCCTAGTGCCGCTGCTTAGTTTTCTCTAGAGCCCGCCAAGGCTAGTGCGCAAGCATCCTCAAACCGGCGGGCCACTACTTCCGCGACACCTGCCTCTGGCTCCATGCCGGACAGCACCAACCGTTAGCTTAGGCCCGTTTGGTTGAGTGGTGTGACAACCGGAGAGACGGCCATAGACAGCGACACCTGCGGCGATGCAAGTGGTGTGACTAGCTGGAGAGACAGCTTCGTCAGCGATTGACGTGTGAGTCGTGGGGAACGCACCTCTTAGAGGCGTGACAGTCTGGAGAGACAGACCAGGGGCTGCGCATCTGACAAACACGCAGACCAATTTCATGGAACTAGAACCAGCTACCCCACCTCAGAAAGCCGCTGACCTGGCTTACTCGCTTTTGATGGACTCGATCGAACGAGACATGGACTACGAAGAGTTCACCTTCGAGCTGGAAGGCGGCCCAGACGATGGAGTCGAGTACAAAGTTTTAGTGATGAAAGTATGAAAAATACTTGCACGATTCTCGGAGATCTTTCAACCTACAGGCCAACCAGTCAACCCGGGGGTTTGGCTGGGGAAACGGAAAACGGAACCCGGCCCATCGTGTGATGGTGTCCGGGTTTTTCTCTTTGTATGAGTGATCTTCTCGACAATCTCGACAAGAACCTAGAGCTAACTCTCTTGCTTGAAGAGTCTCTAAGGCGCCGGAAGGAGCGTAAGATCGGTACTTACTTTCCTGACACTGGCGAGTACCGGCGTGAACTGTATCCCAAGCACATCGCTTACTTCGAGGCTGGGGCACGGTATCGTGAGCGCCTTATGATGGCTGCCAACCGTATCGGCAAGACTGAGAGTATCGGCGGGTACGAGATGGTGCTGCATATGACTGGCAGGTATCCCGCTTGGTGGAAGGGCAGGAAGTTTGACCAACCCATTAGTGCCTGGGCAGCGGGGGACACCGGCAAGACGACTCGTGACATTCTTCAGATGAAGTTACTTGGGCCGCCTGGGGAGTTTGGCACAGGACTCATTCCTAAGGCTGATCTCATCAAGACTACTGCCAAGGCCGGCGTAGCAGAAGCTATTGAAGTCATTACTGTTCGCCATGCCTCAGGTGGAGAGTCTCGCCTTACATTCAAGTCCTACGATCAGCGCCGGGAAGCGTTTCAGGGCTCTGAACAGGATGTGATCTGGTTGGACGAAGAGCCGCCTCTGGATGTCTACACAGAGTGTCTGCTTAGAACGATGACCAACAACGGGATGACGATGCTCACCTTCACGCCTCTTATGGGGATGAGTGAGACAGTCATGTCGTTTATGCCCAATGGTGAAGTCCAAGAGCAGGCTTCAGGGAGTAAGTACGTTGGCATGGCGACGTGGGACGATGTCCCGCACCTGACTAAACAACAGAAGGACGAGCTTTGGGCGTCTATTCCACCCTTCCAAAGGGACGCTCGTTCTAAAGGCGTCCCACAGCTTGGAGCAGGGGCCATTTATCCTGTGCCAGAGAGTGAACTCATTTGTGAAGAGTTTGCTATCCCTGAGCACTGGAGGAGGTGCTACGGCATGGACGTAGGCTGGAACAGGACTGCTGTCGTCTGGGGCGCTACTAACCCGGATACAGAAGTGACGTATCTGTACTCAGAGTATTATCGCGGCCAAGCAGAGCCGATTTTGCACGCTGAAGCGATCAAAGCCCGTGGCGAGATGCCGGGGGTAATTGATCCAGCCAGTCGCGGTCGAGCGCAGACTGACGGGCAGCAGCTTCTTGGCATGTATCGCAGGCACGGTCTCGACATAACTTTGGCGAACAACGCCGTCGAGAGCGGGCTGTACACGGTTTGGCAGACGATGTCAGCCGGCAAGCTTCGTGTTTTCCCAAATCTTCGCAACTGGCTATCGGAATTTCGCCTTTATCGCAGAGATGAAAAGGGGCGTGTTGTAAAAGATAATGACCATTTGATGGACGCAACACGGTATTTGGTAGTAAGTGGCTTGAGTAGGGCTGCTATTCCGTCTAAGTATGGTACAAAGAAGAATAGCTCTTTTGTGATGCCAGTGATTAACTTTTTCAAGAGATGAACGAAGATAAACTTTCCCTAATCCACCAAGCTGCGAGGGCAGAGTTCGACCAGATCCAAGGTGCGATGTATCAAGAGCGCATGAACTGCCTTGGTGACCGTAGGTTTTGCTCGCTGGCAGGCGCACAATGGGAAGGCCCTCTTGGCGATCAGTTTGAGAACAAGCCTAGGTTCGAGGTAAACAAGATCCACATGGCGGTGCTTCGGATCATCAACGAGTATCGTAATAATCGGATCACAGTGAACTTCTCTTCCAAAGAAGGAGAAGAGTACGACAAACTCGCTGACACTTGTGCCGGTCTTTACAGGGCAGATGAGCAGGACTCAGGGGCAGAGGAAGCCTACGACAATGCCTTTGAAGAGGCTGTTATGGGTGGTTTCGGGGCTTGGAGGCTGAGGACTGAGTACCAGAACGAAGAAGACCCGGAGGACGACAAGCAGCGTGTCTGTATTGAGCCAATCTTCGACGCTGATACAAGTGTCTACTTCGACCTAGGCGCCAAGCGGCAGGATAAGGCAGATGCCAAGCGGTGCTTTGTGCTCACCAGCATGACTCGTGAAGCCTACAAGGCTGAGTACGACGATGACCCCGCGACCTGGCCCAAGACGATTACGCGCTCCCAGTTTGACTGGTATACACCCTCTGTTGTCTACGTCGCTGAGTACTACAAGGTGGAGGAAGTTTCTGAGCAGATTCGTATCTACAAGGACTTCAATGGCGAAGAAGAGTCGCTCCGGCCGGAAGAACTGTACAAGGAAGAGGAAATGCTTGCCACTGGCTGGAAAGAAGTCCGGCGCAAGAAGGTTAAGACGCGCAAGGTGCGTAAGTACATCATGTCAGGGGCAAAGATCCTTGAAGACTGTGGGTACATCGCCGGCAAGAACATCCCCATCATCCCCGTGTACGGGAAGCGTTGGTTCGTAGACAACGTCGAGCGTTGCATGGGGCACGTCAGGCTGGCAAAGGACGCCCAGCGCCTTAAGAACATGCAGCTTTCCAAGCTGGGCGAGATCAGTGCGCTCTCTGCGATGGAGAAGCCGATCCTCGTCCCTGAACAGGTGGCGGGACACCAGTTGATGTGGGCAGAGGATAACCTCAAGAACTACCCTTACCTGCTCATCAACACGCTTACCGACGCCAATGGCAACCCCATGGCGGCTGGTCCCGTGGCCTACACTAAGCCTCCCGCTCTGCCGCCCTCTATGGCTGCTCTCCTTCAGTTGACTGAAGTAGACATGCAAGAGATCCTCGGCTCCCCAGGGCAGGGAGACAAGATGGTGAGTCATCTCTCTGGCAAGACCGTTGAACTCGTCCAGCAGCGGCTTGACATGCAGACCTTCATCTACATGTCTAACATGGCAAAGGCTGTGAAGCGTTGTGGCGAAATCTGGCTGTCTATCGCTCGTGACATTTTCATCGAAGAAGGCCGCAAGATGAAGACCGTTCACGAGTCTGGCAAGATGGAGCCAATCGAGCTAATGAAGCCAGTCGTCAATGAAGAAGGCGAGATCGAGTACGAAAACGACATGTCGTCTGCCGAATACGATGTTGTCGTCACTGTTGGCCCTGCCAGCTCCACTAAGCGGCTCGCTACTGTACGGGCGCTAACCGACATGATGACCATGACTCAAGACCCTGAGATGACTCAGGTGCTCTCTGCTATGGCTATGCTTAACATGGAAGGCGAAGGGATCAGTGATGTTCGCGACTACTTCCGTAAGAAGCTTCTCATGATGGGAGTTCTCAAGCCTACAGAGGCAGAGGCGCAGGAAATGGCTATAGCGGCTCAGAATGCCCAGCCTGACCCGCAGGCGCAGTACTTGCAGGCTGCGAGTGAAGAAGCCATTGCACGGGCTTCTAAAGCGCAAGCAGACAGTATTCTTGCTGTTGCTAAAGCTGAAGAGGCACGCGCCAAGACAACTGAGACGCTTTCCAAGGTCAGCACAACCGATCAGGACCGTATCTTTGCGCTTGCTGATCGTTTGACTCAGCCTGCGCAGCCAATGCAATAGTTAAATTCTATTGCGTTGAGATAGTTTTAGACATATGAATAGCACCACACCGGCAGAAGATAATACAACAGAAGAAGTATCCGATAAGATTGAAGTCGTAACAGAGGCTGTAGAAAATACAGAGCCTGAGAAAACTGAAGATCCCGGAGATGAAACTGTAGTAACTATCGCAGGGGAATCGCCGCCCCAGGAAGAGGAAGAGAAGCAGGCGCCCGAATGGGTGCGCAACCTGAGAAAGAACTACCGCGAGTTG